TAAGTCCTTACACCAATTAACTTTTCTTCTGGAGCGTGGCATCATATTCTTTATGGTCTTCTCAAAAGACTTTGTAACAAGCATAATTCCCTTGAGTTCTTTATAAAATAAATCTCTGGCATCTATGTGAACGTGTAAACCACAGCTTCTATTTACCCAGAAATTGTGATGTCTAAGGTAACTTGTCATTTTTTCTATTTCATTCCAGAAGTGATCTCCGTTCATAGGTTTTGAGACATATTCATATCCACGACCATTTCCATCTGAACCTATACTACCATCGGTTGTTCTGCGAAAACTGGTAGGGTGTTCATCGTCAGCTTCCTCGTATGGATATATTGTTTCAATCTCTACTCCTGCCATTCTTTTAAATTTATTGTTAAAATTCGTATTTCCCTCGGGAATATCTATGCTAGGACTACCAAAGCTATTGAGGTCTACATTTTCTCCGTTTCCTGGATAACAGCTTTCACAATAAGATGCCTCGTGGTAATCACTCCAACAACAATAGTCCATATAATCCCCATCACCACAGCTTTCGCACCAGAAATAATTATCCATTTCACAGCTTTCACATACTCGTTCGCCGTGGGGATTGCAGTTCATCTCATCTTCTGGAAAATCTTCATTACAATCATAGCACTCAAACATTTGCACCTCGTGCACTGGCTCACTATTACTTACTGGTCTAGTTGGCATATATCCTCCTATGCAATACCATAGTTTGCAGTTATTATATAAACAGCAAGAACACTGACCTCTTTAAGCCAACCAAGCCTTTTAAGAGAATTGTATAGCTCTTCTTCATTGTCAGCTTTTATTTCTATACCCTCTAATTGCCTAACTTGGTTCTTTATATAATCCATATACTCTTCATACGATTTATCAGCAATAAAAGGATTTTTCTTTGCACGCTTATAGAGCATTTTCATTACATAGCTTTTTGATTTTATCTGTATTGGGTCTGCTATACCTACAAATACAGCTTTCTTTTTCTTTTTCAAGCAAGACCTCCATTTCTAGAAGTAGCTATATTAATCTTAGCCGAGTTCTGTCTTTCATACTTCTTTTCCATCGACTCGCAATAGGCACAGAGATCGTAAGAGTTGTATAGTACAAGCTCGTTTCCAGGTTGGTAGTCTCCACAATAGTCGCATTGTTTCATTTCTCCTCCCCAGCTACCAGTTTTAGAAGATTCTTTATCGCACATATCGCAGACATACCCACTATGAGTATCTGTTAATTTATCTACAATAGTATCTTGATTGCAATCAATACACTTAGCGAGCCAATTACCATTTTTGTCTAAACTTAAACTATCTGAAGCGTAATTACTGCTACCATAATAGCCTCCATATCCGTAATAGCTATTATTATAATAACTATATCTGTTATAGTTGGCATTAGTCTTAACTTCTACCTCTTTCTGATTTGGAGCTTTCCAGAAATCATTAGTATCAAACTCATAAACAACATCAGTTGGAAGAGATTTAATACCAATCGTAAGTCCAGCAGCTCTAAGCGAGTTACCAAGTATTTCCTTAGTAGATGCCCAAAAAAGACACCTTGCTTTTTTCCAGTACGCTACGTGAAGAGGTCTGCCTTCTTCGTGCATTAGCTTAAGCACTCTATAATCATCATCAATCCAGCTTAGTGCAAAATCACCCTCAATAAGATCGAATACCTCTTGGTATTTATCTTTTTTATTGAGGAGTCCGAAGATAACTTCTGAATCAACTTCAACATTCTTACCAATCTTACTAGCTAGAGCCCTATGGTTATCAATAACACCATTATGAGCTCCTATAACACTGCCCTTTACAAAAGGGTGAGCATTACGCTTAGTTTTTGCACCTGTAGTAGCCCATCTGACGTGTCCCATAAAGATAGTGGTATCAGAATCAACCTTATCTAAAACATTGTACCAGTCGTCGCTACATACTAGCTCGTCGGAAGCTTTTAGAGTTTTGTAAACCAGCTTATCTTCTTTTGAAGCTATGGCAAAACCAGTAGAATGGTCTCCCCTAACTACAGATTCAAAAGTTAAGTTGCTTACAATATCCTCTATCCTGTCAAGTTGTGCTTCAGATTGCCAGCCTTCTCGCTTAGCGAATCCAAATAATCCACACATTTAACTTCTCCTTTTTTTGTTAATAGTGATAATCTTGACTTTCCTCCCACCCACTTTCGTGGTCTGAAACAATCTCTCCATCATTACTTTGTCTACTGATCATTTCCTGAACATATGGAATTAAGTCCTCAGCTCCCATAGCTGAGATATAATCACTGAAATCTTTAGATTCTTGTTTAATAAATAAATTTTTAATTTTTTCATTCTCTGGCATTAAAAGTTTTGAACCAAAATCAGATATAAAAAGACAAAATCTAAGCCAATTTGATATACTCTCAAAATTAAGAGTTCCGTGATGATATCTGTATTCTATTGTTCCGTGAAGTATGCGAGAATGCAAATTAAAACCTCTGTATCTTGAATCGTTATATTTATCTGCGGTCATTGTACATTCATTCATTTTTAAATACCAGAGTTCGCAAAATTCTCCAAAAGTCTTTACTTCAAGTATATCTTCTGTGGAAGCCTTAGTACTCATTGGTGAAGAGTATCTGCTATTATATCTTGAAATTGGTAACATTTTATATATAAATGGCTCTAAAGCTCTTATCGTAAGAAGAACTCCTTTTAAAGAATTGACCCCCATATAAAATGCATCTGTATGAACGTGGAGACCGCAGCTATTATCTATATACCAATTATTTTCAAGAGCCCAATCGCAAAATCTTTTTATTCTTTTTAGAGCTGCGTCACCAACTTCTGGTCTCATAACAAATTCTCTACCATAATCTGGAAGAGAACCATCATAAGTATCAGTCCAACCTCTACCTGGAGGTGGCTCGAAATGTGCTTCATTACCATCTGTCTCAAACTCGTATTCTGAAATACATTCTATTTCTACTGCGACTGGCGTTTTGCTTTTATTTAGAGTATATACCTTATCGTCAGGTAAAAGAATTCTGTTTATATTACTTCTATGCAAAGCTCTTGGAGGAGATGTCATTACATCTAAGCAGTAACTATTAAAACACTCTTCACAACATTGTTCTGAATGATAGTATATATATTTTGCATTTAAAAAATTATAATTACATCTTTTACAGGTAAATACTTTAGTGTCTGAACAATCTCTACAGACTTTAATTCTTTTAAAGCCTAATTCCTCACTAACTTTCCCCAGTGTTATATCTAACCATCTTGGTTGGGATTCTGCCCAAATATATTCTTTCTCGCAACCATCACAGCAATATATATACTCTTCCGTACAAGGCTTACATATATAACCTTCGTCTCTAGCATAATCAGAAGTATCATTGCTAGTCCAATCTGAACATTTAATACATTTTGAAAAATCTGAATTATGAAAATCTATATCTTTGCCTAAATCTCTAAGAAAATATTTTAATTTATTATAATTATTACTCTCACCAAGTCCAAAATTATTCTTTAGTTTTAATAGCGTTAATGGTCTAATATAATCTTTTATATTCTCTTTTTCACAAAAAATATAATTAAGTCCTGGAATTCTGAGCATTAACTTATCAGATTTTTCATCAGGTATAGCCTGAATATAAGCTAAGTTTCCGTATACCTTACATTCATCTAATCTGGCTTGTAATCTATTCGTAATTAATTCTGGGTCAGTCTTGCCAGTAATAACTGCATCATCAACTATAACAATCTGACCTCTTCTATATTTTTTACTATCAGATATTAAGCCAATCTGATCGCCGTGAAGAAATCTTTTTACAATACGGGGAGTATACTCTTCATTCCCCCTTTCTGAATCTACTGAATCGGGTAACTCGAAAAGGGTTGAGTATATATAAGGGGTCTTCTTTATATCCCTTATTTTAGTTATTGTACCTACGTCAGCAAGTGCTATCTCTCTCTCATTAACAATACTTCTGTTTCTGATAAAAATGACTGAATCGTCTTCTTTAAAATTATACATTTTACTCATAATTTAAAATTATATTCTTGAACCAAGAATAAGCTCTTCATCAGGTATTACCTGAATCAGTAGCTTTCCTTATCTTTAGTCTCTCAATATATTCATCTGCTTCGGCTTGGTTTTTAGCATAGAACTTAGTTCCCTCATACTCAAATTGTTTGAGTTTATGTTTTATGTGGAAGGGGACTCGTTTTGTCTTTCTCGGCATCTTTTATCTCCTTTTATTTTATATAAGACGTAGTAAAATACTCCAGACAGAAAACTGCCTCCTGTTATTAAGATATGTGCTAAGCCGTGAGGCTCGCCACAAAATCCCAGTAAATGTTTAATTGTCTCTATCATAAGATTTAAATTTTACGCTCCTATCCAAAAAAGAATTTAATACATTTTTTTTACCAATGTCAAGTATTTTTTTTTAGAGTAAAAAATAATTTTTGAGCCCTTTAATACACTCTGAACCGTCACTCTTGTGCTCTAATACTCTCTGAAAAGGCTCCAGTTTTTGGAGCTACACTTAGCCTATTTATCTGTTCTTCGGGGGATTCCGAGGTTATAAACTGGCTCGATAACTTTTGTGGACAAAATATTATTTACTCCTTTTATTTTTATTTACAACTACAACAACAGGGCTTATGTACCATACAGGGTATTATTACTTCCATCTCAATTATTCTTCCCATCTGATCCTCAAACATAATCAAATTATCTTTTTCTGTCATTTTAATCTTTACACGCTTAATTTCTTCTATACCATTTTCTTTCAGAACAACGTGAAGAGCATTGTTGATATTATGAGTATCTAAAGGCTTATTTGCTGTTTCATCTTTCCAGGATTCGCCTTCCTGTACTCTTTGTTGATTTTCTTTCAAATCTTCAAATGAAACTTCTGACATCTAAATCACCTCCTTTCTACAATGTTTTAGGTTAATTAATATTACTCATCAGATTTTTATCGTATTTTCTT